CCTTGTCAGTATAACCTGGTGAGGTCATACGACCCATAGGAGCTGTTGTCCATTTGGAGTCAAGGATAGACGGAGGAGCCTTAGCTTTAGATTTGCGTCGACGAGAACGCTTCTTCTTAGGCTTAGGTTGCTCAGCGCAGACAATTTTCTTAGCGCCAGGTGTTACGAGAGACAACATTCGGGAGAGAATGGAGAATAAAGTAACTAAAACTTAATCAACTCTTATGGTGGTTGAACGATATCCAATTGTACACAATTATCGTAGCGAGGGCAAAGTCACTCGCACCAAAATGCAAGGAAGGTTAGTGCTGAAAACGGCATTTGGGGCCGAATTTGCACTTTCCTTCAAGATGTAACTTGCACGGACGTGTTGCCATGGCCTTTAGCTGCTCATCAGTGTAAGCGGCTTTGGGCTTTAATTCTGGCTCAGGTTGTACAACTTCCCCGTTGACAACCAACGCGACCTTACTAACGTGTGGTTTTATCTCATCACAGATTGGGAGTTTGAGAAACATTTCCTCATCCATGGAGGCCGTGATTGCATCCAGATAAGTACTGAGTTTATCAAAATCAAATGTGGGCATGAGCTGTTTGGCCCTCGCCCGCATCCATCCCTCATAATCCTCATTTGGGTACTGATCCCCTGGTTCAGCGAGCGCATGATAATACGCTACTTCACGCAACTCGCCCAATTTCTTAGGCAAGTGTTTCGAGAACAGTGACACAAATAAGGTAGCCAAATCACCAATTACTGGTGTTTTTGCATCTGACAGGAAGAAAGAATACAACTTCTCAGCCAGTTTACGTAAGGGAGTGACCGTCGGTGGTAAAGACACCGTGACATGTAACTTTGCTACTTGTCTACGGATATCACACATTGAGTCATTGGCACCGTGCCAAATTCCTGGCCCGTATTCACGGGCAAGAAACTTAACACCAGATTCCCCTCTCTTAACTGACTCAGCCTCAAGGACCTGGCCAGTTGAAGAACAGACTTTAACATAAATTTCATCATCAGCGTCAGCGGTTAGGCCATCATCACCGCCATAAATGCCTAGGGCATCCCAGGCTTCAGTAGGTGAATGGCCACGCTCTCTGAACATCATGTACGCCAAGAAGGAGTTGTCCATTGAATTAAAAACGGCAGTTTCACAACTGCCAGACAACCTAGTCTCATCTGTGTCATACATGACGCCAAACGTTG